AAGCTTTGCATAATGCTTCCGGGAAATCAGAAGACCTGAGACGCAGCCGATCAGAAGACCAGCAGTGAAAGTGAGGATGTAGGACATAGGAAATTAGACTGTGAGATAATTATGACCACCCTGGGTGTGGACAACGCACTGCAACCAAGCCCCATTCCTGCGGACATAATAATTGCCATCAGAGGGGGCATCAATGAAGGCCACTGTCTGGGTGCTGCCGGAATTAAATTTGATGCCATTGGCATCCACTCGCAAAGCAGCTGTGGCATCCGGGGCAATGCCCACACCCACCTTGCCAAACTGATCCACCACAAAGCTGGTGGAGTCTGGGCTGGTGCTGTCTTCCACTGTGATAGCATTACCTGTTCCCTTCTGGGTGATACGCAGGGCTGCTGCTGTGTTTGTGGTGTCAATGATCTGAGGCGAGCCAAACACATTGGAGACATTGGTGGCTGCACCATAGACCACATTGCCCTGGGCATTTTTGTAAGTGAGCTGGAAAGTGCCGATCCAGATATCACCAGCCACTGAATTGGTAAGCACTGAAGTGGAGCTGATGCTGCCAATATTCAGGCCACAATTGGTGGATGTAGGGGCAAGGGTGTTCACCTTCCCGGTGAATGTCGCACCATCAGTCCTAGCATAAGGTTCAACACCATCAAACAAACCTCCAGAAAAAAACTTCCCACTGTGGATTGATGCTGTGCCGGAAGCACCAGAAAGAAACACAAAAGGCTTATTGTCAAAAGCCTCACCAATGGAAATCACAGCTTGCCTTGATGCACTTTTAGTCAGGGAAACAGTTGCACCATCAGCTGAAGTCTGGATTTCAGTCCTAGCTGCATTTACAGCCATAGAGCCAACATTGACTTGCCCTGAGAATGTAGCACCAGAAAGAAGTGCGTAAGGTGAAAGGGCAGAGCTGGTGAAAGCAGTGCCCTGAGTAGTGCCATCAGGGAAAGTCAGACCACCACCATTGGTGGCCAGGACAAACTTGCCATCAAAGGGGGTAAACTTGTGCAGATAATGTGTGCCAGCTCCGGTGTCATTGTAAGAGTCAATGACCAGATCAGCATTGAGCAAATTCTTGATGGTGGGTGTCTGAATTTTCCCACTGAAAATTGGGTCAGCAAGATTGGCCTTCAGAGCCAGGGCTGTGTCCACCTGGGCTGAAGAATAAACACCCAGATTTGTCCTGGCTGTGCTGGCACTGCCAACATCAGAAAGGTTATTGGACTGCCGGAGATAACGGCCATCAGCTGTGGTCTGGGAAAGATAGGTGTCCAGCACCAGGGGAACAACAGCACCCACATCAATGACTGCATTTTTGAGGGTGCAGGGGATTTGGAGAAGGGTGAGGGTCTTGCTGTCAGATGTGATCTCCACTTCCAGGGTGGTTTCCACAGACTCAGCACCATCCAAAAGGCTGATGGCCTCAGCTGTGTTCAAGGACAGGTCACCCTTGTATCCGGAGAAGGAAAGCAGACCAGCAGCATTGGCTGTCAGTCCGTTTGTGCCAGGCTGGGTGGACACAGATATGTCATAGGCATAAGCACCCACTTGGCTGACAGCCACCTTATCCACCAAGGCTTTGATGTTCAGTGCGTTTTGGACATCCAGGGCAGAAGCACCCACATTGATGGAGGCAGTGCTGACATCATCACCTGTCTGGGCATCAAAGGCCAAGGTGAATGTGCCACCCTTGGGGTCTGGGCTGATGCTGACCCGGAAGCTGGCCTTGCTGCCATCCCAAGCTGCCAGGCTTTCCACTGTGATCTGGCTGGCCGTGGTCTGGCTGAAGGTGGTGGCAAGTCCGGCCACAGTGCGTTGCAGATGCACCAGGCTGATGTGGGGCTTGCTGACTGTGCCAGCCTGGAGGGTGGCCACCACAGCTGTGGACAGGGGAATGAGGGAAGCCCCATCAGTGGTCAGCTCTGTGCGGACTCCGGCAGTGTTAAAGGCAATGTTGTAATTGTCCCCGATCTTGGAGACAGTCACACCCCCGGCAGCAGTGATGCTGGCCAGGGCATTGAGAGCAGCCTGGAGCTGGGCAGCTGTGGCATTGTAAGGCAGGGCAGCTGTGGTGTTGCCACCATAGGCCATCAGCCAAGTGCCAGCTGTGGGGCTTTCATCAATTGCACCAATGGCCACCTTGATGCCAGGGCTGGTGGGAAAGGCCAGCTCTTGGCGGGGATAGGTGGCCACCTGGGTATTCTCCACCAAATAGATTTCAATTCCAGCTGTGTCACCCAGGGTGAAGGTGGGATTGCTGATCTGAGAGCTGCCAGCAAAATTCCCAAAGGCCAGCCCCAGCTTGGGGTCAATGAATAGTTTGATTGCAGAAGGGAGTGGCATTTTGGGATGGTTTCAAAATTGCAGGAAGGTCAAATGCCAGAAAAGTAATAGATGATTGTGCCATAAGCATCAGTAAATCTTGTGCCACTAAGACTTCCCCTGAGAGTGTTGTAAATTGTGAATGAGTTAATGCCCCCTAAATCCACCTTCACTGTGATGAACGCAATTGCAATGCGGCCATTGGCATTGTCACTCTCTGGATTATTGGCAGAAATGGTGATTGTGGACTGACCACTTGGATAAGCTGAGTCACTGTTTGGAATGGTTAAGACCACATAGCTGTCTGAGGCTGGTGCTGCAAGGTATGCCAGGGGAAGGCCAACTTGAACACCATTCACAGTGGGAAACTGATTATTGATTGTCCCAGGTGTGATGCGGATGATGGAAACACCTTCAGCTGTGCTATCTTCAAAAGCTTGAAACGCAGCCAATGTGGCAGGGGTTGCCTGGTCAATGACTAGGGCAAAGCCATCCGGTGAATTTGTGTAGGTGTAACCAATGCCAGGGGTGATCATAATCAATTCTGCTTCTGATAGACCTTATTGTGGTAACCACCAGGGCTGATGCGGATGGAGAAATTCACTTTGTAAAGGTGGGCAAACTTCTCATAGCTCAGCCCTGTCAGCATTGCAAAGCGGTCGTGGAAAGCAGAGATGGACTGATTGCCACCAGGCAGCACCACATCCTCCATCCCGGCCATCTTGAGGAAAGTCTTGCCCACCATATTCACACCATCATTCACCTCAGACTTCAGTGAGGTGTAATAGGTGGCAGTGATCGAGCTGTCCGCAGCCAGGAAAGACCTGATGCCCACCATTGCGGACTGAACAGCTTTGGCATTTGTCTCTGGGAAAGCCTGTGCCTGAGAAGACCAGCCAAGGTCTTTTAACACCTTGATGAAATCCTTGTGCACCTGGATTGGCTGGGTGCTCGTCACAATGTCACCCTTTATCTGGATGCGTGTCCGATCCCCGGACTCAATACCCACATAGTCAGAGAAGACTGTGGCCAGGCCAGACTTGTTCACAGTCCAAGTGGACTTGTGGCACTTCAGTCGGCCATCAACAGGATGGGCATCACCACTCTTAGGAGCTGATGCACCCACTGCACCACCATCTGCCCGGAAGGTCAGCCTGGATGTCAGGAGGCCAAAGCCATCCTGCTCAATGGTATAGTCCGGTTGCAGCTCAATCTTGGACAGGTTTCCCTTCTTGATCAGTTTGCTCATAGGTTAAGCAGTCATTGTGAGTTTGGTGAAATCTGTGGAAGGTGGCACTTCCGGCAGGGACTTCACATTCAGCTTTTGCAGCTCAATCAGCATCTTCTGATTGATGTCCAGCACCTGTCTTTCCAGGTCAAGGGAAGTCACCACAGCTTCCCCGGCCAGGCCACCACCAATCTCTCTGAGGCTGCTGAGGGTCATCTTGCCAGCATCCTTCTCAGCATCAGCCTTGGCCTTGGCATCATCATCCAAGGCTTTGCCAAGGTCTTCCTTGTCCTTCTTCTCCTTATCTTCCTTTGCTTTCTTGGCAGCCTTCTCAGCATCATCCTTATTCTTTCCGGCTGCTTTATCAGCATCTTCCTTGGCCTTCTTTTCATCCTTCTCAGCCTGGGTCATTGCTTCCTCAATGGCCTTGTCTGCTGCATCCTGGGCTTCCTTCTCAGCAGCCGCAGCTTCAGCAGCTGCAAGAATTTCATTGGCCTTGGCCTCATTGGCAATCCGGAGTCTTTCCTTCTCAGCCTCAGCCCTGGCCTTGAGAATTGCCACAATCTTCTTTTGCACTTCTGGATCAGAAGCCAAGTCCCTTGTGGTGGTGTAGGACTCACCTGTGGGGCTGGCCTCCACTCTCTTCCTTTCTTCTTCCAGCATCAGTGCCCTGGCTTCCGGTGATCCTTCTTCCAAGAAACGCAGAGCCACTTGCTCCTTGGCAATCTTGGCTTTCTCCCTGTTGGCTTGCTGCTTCTTCCTGGTTTCTTCCTGCTTGATGATGTCTGCTTCTTCAGCAGTCAGTCCTGAGTCTTCACTGAAGCCAGCTGCCAAGTCCATTGCAGCCTTGAGCTGAGGGAGCAAGTCCTTGGCCAAAGTCTCACCCAGGACAGCAGTGGCAATCTTCATTGCAGTGGTGTCATCCTTTGCTCCAAGCATAGCAGCACCCAGCTTCTCGATCACATCCATTGGCTTCACCAGCCCCTTGGCAATGTCATCAGCCGCAAAGCCCAAGACTTCCAGCATCTTGGCTGTGCTGTTTCCTTCTCCGGTGGCAGAGGCCAGGAGCTTCTGCACTTCTGTGTAAGCCTTGACCACCTTTTCAATGGACATCCCGGCAGCATCAGCTGCATTGCTCAACTTCTGATACTCTTCCACAGACACACCAAGATCAGTGGCCTTATTGCTCAGCTCTGCTGTGCTATCAATGGCATCCTGTATCTTCTTCTTGTGCTCTTCAATGGCATCACCAATGGCAGTGAAAGCAGCTTGTGCCAGGGCAAGTGGGGCTGCGAAACCCAAGGCCATCTTGGCCAGGTCTGATCCAAAATTCTTCAGCTTATTCTTTACAGTCTCAACCGCCTTGGATGCCTGATCCTTGGCTGAGATTGTGAATTCCATATCATTGGCCATTGTTCGTCTGTGCTCCTATCTTTGCCAGCTCGTCAATTAGTGCCTCATCATCAGTGCTCAGGAAGTCCAGCTTTGCCCCAGCCTGGATGCTAAAGACTGCGGACAGCCAGACAGCCTTGGCCTCTGGCATTGTCATTGCCTCAGAATAACTCACCCCATTCCGGCAGAGATTGGCCACCACTGTCAGCTGCCAGGGCACATTGCTTTCACCATAAGTTTTCCGGTCAGTGCGTTCATAAAACTTTGGGAAGTTTGCCTGGGTGGTGATGTGCCGGATCACTGCCAAAGCTGCCCTGCGTTTGTAATCTTTTGACAGGGCAAACCTTACACCCAGCCAGATGTCATTCCAGGTGGGGTCACCAATTGGCTCTTCAGCACAAATCTTCAGGGCAATGATTATGTCCTGGTCTGTGATCTCCTGGTCTTCCTGCAAGAATGGGCTGCCAATCCCTTCAAGGAAAAGCCTGTGCTTGATGCAGAATGGCCTCAGCCTCCGGCCACAGACCAGAGTGCTGGAGGGTGTGAGGAAAGCAGAAAGTAAACGCTGGTCAGCCACACCTGTGACTTAAACCAGGATCAGCCCTTGGGGCAAGACTTAGGCAATGCCTTCAAAATCAACAGCTGTGATGCTGATCCGCATAAAGCCTTTCGCTTCTCCGGACTCAGTGATGGCTGTGATATGTCCGGAGAAGGCCAGGCCATTTCCGGTGAAGCTGAGATTGTCACCAATGCTGGCTGTGTAGCTGGAAGGCACAAGACCTTCAACAGTCAGGGATGTGCGTTCATCAGAATAACGGACAGCAATCACCACACCCGCAGAGTTAGTGACCTCATCAGCATTGGCAAAGCTCTTGCCCACAGAATAGCTTTGAACTGTCAGCCCGGTGACCGAGCCAGAAATTCCATAAATGTGGGCTGTTCCCTTGGTGATTGTGGCCATCTTGGTAAGTCTTAACTATGCACCCCAAGTCAAACGGAAGGGAGCACCATCAGGACATCATAAGAAAGTGATGTCATAAAACATCTGTCCCCATTGTCTTCTGTCAGATCAGTCATTGTGCAGTCATAACAGTGAGCATCAGCCAGGGCAGTGAAGGCAGCCTTGATGGCCACCAGGTCATCCAGCTTCCCCATCACATCCTGGGCAGCTGTCCGGTGAGTCTCCAAGGTCTGATCATCCACCTGGGTGAAGATGCCCACCCTGACCCGGCAGAGATAATTGCCAAGCCCCTGGGCAAGACCAGGTGGGAAGGTGGCAGACTCACAGCTGACCACAATGCTGGGAAGGGTCAGGTCTTCAGCTGTCTGGCCTTTGCGGATGGTGTAGCTTGCCAGGCTGGACTCAGCCACCAGGGCTGAACGCAGGGCATCTTCTACAATGTTGAGTGGGGACTTGGAGGCCATAAGGTGTTAGGTGGGTTTCTGGCCTTTGTTGGCCTTCTCAATTGCGATCCGCATAAAGTGGTTAAGCCTTTTCTGAAGCTTGCCCTGCCGGACAGCCAGGGTGTGCATTTTAGTGCCAGCCAGATAACCCACACCAAAGATGTTTCCCAGGTCATTACGGATGGCAATAAAGACATTATTAGTCCCTGCACCTTCCACAATGGTGATGCCCACCTTTCCGTGGGTGGCATTGTGCCGGGTGATCCACACAGGCAGCTTTCTCAATCCCCTGGTCTGCTCCATTCCATTGATGACAGGCTTGCCAATCTTATTGATGCAAGCCACCCAGCCAGCCTTCATCCAGCCCACCCTCTGCTGTCTCTTCTTGATGTAGTCCTTGATAATCTTGTAAGGGGCAAACTTGAAGGGCTGACCCTTCAGCTTCCCTTGGGCATCCCGGCCACCATTCTTCCGGATGCGTCCCCTGTATTGGGATCGTGCGTGATTGTGGGCTGCTTCCAGGGTCTGCTCATTATCAATGAAATTGAGACGCATCTTGCCCCACTTCTTGAAAAGGTTTTGTGCCCTGCTGAAAGCCCTGTCCCCATTCTTATCAATCCAGATTTTGCTGATGATGCCACCAGACTTGGGTGGTTTGCCCTGCCTCCACTTCTCAAATTTGTCCCGGCTGTTTCGCCTGGATGCAATGGCAGCAGCCAAGCTCTTGCTGTCTTCCTGCACCACAGTCAGCACATCATTGGTGATGGCAAATTCACCCCACTTCTTGGCAATGGGTTTGTCTCCTTTGCCACCACCACTGCCAGCATCCCCATTGCCACCATCCAGGGGCGGGGAATAATTGATGGCCTCTCTGGCTGTCAGGGCAGCTTCTTCCTTCACCAAGTCCACAGTGAGCTGCTTGGTGTATGCACCAAAGTCTTGGAAGGCTTGGACAGTCTTCTGTGCCAAGTCTCTCCTGATCCTGATCTGGATGTCAGAGGCCATCAACGCTGGTCAGCATCAATGCACTGAAGCTGAAACCAGGCAGAGCCAGGCTTGGCTGTGAAGGATGTGATCCGGTAACTCCGGCCATCAAAGGTCAGCTTCTTCCCAGGCTGGCAGCTGGCCTTGATTGCTAGGACTGCCGGAGTGGTGGGCACTTTTACCAGGGTGCTGATCTTCTCCATAAAGCCACCAGCCTCCAGGGTAGGGGCAAGGGTGGGATCACTGACCATTGCTGGGTAAGCTGTGCCGGAGATGGTCACAGTCTGGCCAGCCTCTGCACACATATCCAGGGCATCAGCCAGCATCATTGCAGAAAGGGCAGCATCCATCATTAATGCAGTGGCCGTCAATTGGGTCTGGCTTGCCCCAGGATCGCTTTGCCACGGCTGGCCTATGGTCTTGCCAGGGTGAAAACAGAAAGCCCCACCAGGGGTTGCCTGGTGGGGCTGGTGTTCAGTCCTGCTTCTCCACTTTCCCTGTGGGCATCTTCACTGCCTGGCTGGTCTGCCACATCACATAGCAGATGCCTGTGCCCAGGAGATGCCTGGCAGCTGAATGGGGAAGCCCCATCCACTGTGCCACAGCTCCTGCCTTCACCTCAGCTGGCTGGCCATCAGCAGTGCCACCATCATAGTAAGCAATGCACTGACCATTGGCCTTGGTGATCTTGTATGCCCGGAAGGGGCAGGGGGTAGATGAGCTTGGGTTTGCGTTTTTCATTTTGTGTTTTGGTTAGCCCACCAGGTGTGACCCTGGAGGGAAGTGATCCCCAAGCTGTGCCGGACTTTCAATGAACAGACAGTGATCTTCTTTATCTCACTGTCCTTTCATCATAGCACATTATTTTCTTTTGTCAAACTATTTTATTTATGAGGAAAATCCACAGACACAAAAGAGGCCACCATTTCTGGTGGCCTCTGTGATCAGCTGAGCTGCGTCTCTTTACGAGGCACAGACACGCTTGCCAGAAGTGGCTCGGCCAACGCCACAGCCAAATCGGACTGTGGCTGTCAGACGGACAATGCCATCTGTGCCCTGGGACTTGAGCACCTGGACGGAGAGGCCAGAGGCATCAACCGCAGACGAAACTTCACCGGGGAACATAGACGCATTGGGCAAGGCCATAGCCACGCAGATCGCATCCTGGCCAATGGCGGCCGCAGCAAGTCCTTCCGAATTTGTGGGAAGGTCAGTGAATTCAAACACCTGGAAACCACCCACCTGGCCAATCAGACCGGAGCGAACAAGCGAACCCTCATTGGAGCTGAAGGGAGTGACCAGAGTGGCATCCTTGCGGATAGCACCAGCATAAGTGCTATTGACCAGGAGGGCACGAGTGTCAGAAGCCTTGGCAATGTTGAGGTCTGTGTTGAGATCAACAATCTGGCCATAATTGAAATTGGCAGCAGTGATGACTTCACCAGCAGAATAATTGGCAACAGTGAAGAGAGCACCAATTTCAGAGTGCACCTTCTTCACCAGCTGATTGATGGCTTCCGGAACGAAAGCATTGACCAGGTAGGCTTCACCATATTCAGCAAGCTCTGTGGGATCAAAATCCTTGGTGCTGTGAAGGTGCTTGAGAGTGATTGTCTTGGCCGTGATATTGGCCGAGTCAGATTGTGTGTAGCCACCATTGGCCTTGGAGAATTCCTTGGCTTCACCACCAGAGATGAGGCTGACCTGCATTGTGCGGCCAACAGCTGTGGGTGTGAGGTTAGTGGAGAAAGCCGAAAGGACACCAAGCTTGCCACGAAGGCCACTCAGCACCTGTTCAGCAAGGACTGCCGGAGCAGCAGCAATTGTGTTGGACATAGGTTTTAGGGATTAGGGATTGGGAAAATTATTTGGTAGCAGTCAGGATGGCAAAGTGCTGCTTGAAGAAAGCCTGCTTTTCAAGGCCAGGCTTCATCTTCAGAAACTCCTGACGGACGGCCACAGGATCAACAGCCTGGGCATCATCACCGGGGCTGACGGCCAAGGGCTTCACACCCAGGGAGGCAACCACCTTGGCAGCTTCCTTGCTGGCTGTGATCTGATTGGCAAGGGCATCATTGAGCTGCTTGGACAGATGTTCCCTTTCAGCCTGAAGGGAGGCAATAGTGGCCTCAAGGGCAACAGCCTTGGCTGTGGCTTCATCAATCTTCACCTGGGCATCAGCAGCCACAGCAATCTTTTCAGAAGCCAGAGCTTCAAAGGCAGACTGCATTTCAGACTTCTCAGCCTGGAGAGAGGCAACAGCCTTCAGCTGGTTTTCCAGCTGAGCTTCCGGTGTAAGGATTTCTTGCGACATCTTAACAGTGCAACAGGAGTCAAATGACCTTCACTTCTTTCTGGCCAAAGCAGCACCAGGATTGGCAGGGGCAGTGGTGGGCTTAATCCCATCCAGCTGAGCAAGCAAGTCCTTCAGGGTGTTGGCCAGACCTGTGGCAAAGCCCTTCTGTGCAGCCAGCTTTCCAGAGAAAGACTGTCCCTGCATATCAGCTTCCTGCACCAGCTTGCGTTTCATCCGGACAGAAGCCTTGAAGGTTTCGGCCAGGGCATCCACTTCCTGTTGCAGATAGGCTTCCTGCTCAGAGGTGAGGCTTGTGCCTGGGATGCCCATTCCCTTCAGAGCACCGGACTTGATGACCTTCACTTCAAGGCCAGCAGCCTTGGCCTGGGCAGACTGATCAAGCACAGTGACATAGACACCCACGCTTCCCACGGAAGCTGACGGACTGACCACCACCCGATTGCTGGCCGCCCCGATCCACAGGGCAGCTGAATTCATAGACCCGGAGCTGTAAGCAATTGTCTCAACAGGAAGGCTGCGGATTTTCTCAGCCAGCTCTTCAACACCATCCACAGTGCCACCATCAGAATTGATGTGGAAAAGGATGCGTTTGGGATTAGCAGCCAGAGCTTCATCAATCTGGTCATCAATCTTCTCCACATCAGCAGACCCGATTGCTTCCAGGGGACTCAAGCCCTTGCCAATCATACCCATCACCGGGATCACATAAGTGCCACCAGGTGTCTGGTAAGGCTTGGGTGCTTCACCAAAAATCTGGGAAAGCAGATCAGTGAAGCCCTGCTTGCTCTTCAGCTCCAGGTGTTCCTTGGCAATGTTGTAATCAACCAAGAAAGGGCGGTGGCCGTTGATGGCTTTAATAAGGTTTCGCATAATTGAAGGGAAGGGTGTTTGGTGTTAGCTGCCAGGCTGGTCTTCAGACTCTGGCTCTTCCTGGTCAGCTGGTTCATCCTCAGTGCCTGGGGCTTCAGGTGTGGCAGTGCCATCATCCTCCACACCCATCTGCTTGGCCTGGATTTCAGCTGTGGTGATCTTGCCTTCACCTTGCTGGAGGTGATTGTTGGCTGGCTTGTAAAGAGTCCAGAGAGGGATGTCTTCCTTCTCAGCCAATGCCATCAAGAATTTGAAATCTTGTGCTCGCTTAATGGCCTCCTGCTTGAAGTCCAAGCCCCTGGCACTGAAGGTTTCTGAGAGACTCAGAAGCCCAAGCTCAATGTCAGCACGCTCCTGGGCAGCATCCCGGCCAGCATCCACTGTCAGCCTCTTGGGTGTAGTCCAAGAAACATTGAACCAATCCGGAGAGTCCGGAAGGTCACCATTGGCAATGGCA